ATTGACAAAATGTCAAATATAACAATTGTATAACAAATTAAAAAAAGTATTGACTAATAATGCAAAGTAGATTATACTATACTCAAATAGGGTTGCGACCGAACGCAGTCAAAGGAAAAGAGGTATTTATGAAAACATTAAAAGAACAATTTTTAAACAAAGAAAAAATAAAACAAGGTACAATGATTGATGTTACATATGTAACATATGATAATTTAACAATTGTTAATCGTTTTATATTGTTAAATGAAACATTTTGGAGTATTACTAATAATTTTGATGTAGATCGTTCTATTACTGATACTGATATTGATGATGATTTAGAAGTATTTACTAGCAATCATAGGAAAGCAAATATAACTAATATACTAGAGCCAGTTGATTATAAATGTTTGTATTATAATCCAGCAGTAGTTGATTTAACAAAGGTAGAAATTGAAAAGATATTAGGATACAAAATTAATATAGTAGAGGAGTAAAGATATGATAATAGATGAAAAACAAGCTAATAGAAAATTACAGAGAAAATTTTTTAGATCATATTATAAATGTCCATTCTGCAATAGAGAATTAAATGCAATAGATGAAGAACAATGCAATGTTGGATATGTAAAATCTAAATTAAGTGAGGTATTTTTTCATAATACATGTTATAGAAATTATATTAAAGGAGTGTAATGATATGGCAAATTTAATATGTGATTGTTGTGGTGAAGAAATAACATCAAAAAATTATGCATTACCTTTTAACAATATAGATAATGCATGTCATAGAGATTGTTTAGAGGATTGGTTTGAAAATAATTTACAAGATGTTATTTATGCTACTACTATATTTTATGAGGAGGATTAATATGGATCTTACAGATGAAGAATTAGAAGCATTAAAACAGATGCGAGCAGATTATGAACCTACACTCACTCCAGATGAACTTGAATTAATAAAGATATATAGAAAACTCACTAAAGTAGAGCAATGTGTAGTAATTAGAGATATGAAAGCAAGGGAGTATTTAAATAATGACTAATTATGAATGTAGGATATTAGCTGAAAGATTAGCAATTAAATCAATTAAAAGATATGAGCAAAAGTTTTTATTAGAACAAGATCTTTTATCCGGAGTAGATAGAAATAAAGTTATAAATGAAATGGAAAAAATAATAGTTAAAATAAAGGGAGATAAAATAAATGATATTAGTAGATAGAAAAAAAGAACAAATTAAAATAGATGGAAAAAAACCAGACTTATTAACAGAATTATCAATGCTTGTTGATGAATTAAGAGATGATTTTAGTGAAGATGAAATAATGTATGCAGTTAAAATAGGAATGACTAGAGGAGATATGGATAAGATGTGTAATATATTAATAGAATCAATAAAGAATAGAATTGATAAAATAAAGGAGGAAAATAATGAAGATACTAAAGAAGATACTAAAGAAGATAATATATAGAGGATGTTTAAAAGATTTATGTTATTTAATATTGGGGATACTTTTTTATGCATCTCCAGTAATAGCAAAATTTATAGCAGATTTTATTATATACAAGGAGGGATTATAAAATGATAATATTTTTATGCATATTGTTTGCTGTATTAACTATTGTATTTTATTGTTTATATGATGATGGGTATAATGAATTATTTGATGTTTTTTTTGTTTTTACTTTGTATTATTGTAACATTTGTTATATTAGTATTTGGTTCATTTCATGGATTTATATATTACCCTAAAACAGAAGGAAGTCATGTAGGTGTAATTACAGCAGTTGATTTAGAAGGAAAATATTTTAGAAGATATGAAGTCTATTTAAAATCTAGTGGATATACAGAGCAAAGTGATGAGACTAAATATTTAATATATGAAACAGAAGAAAGTTTAGCAAAGCAATTAAAAGAGTATATGGGTAAAAAAGTTAAATTATATTATGGTCATGATGGAGGATATATTAACTGGAGAAGTTGTGGTACATACCATATTAAAGATGTTGAATTAGTGGAGGAATAAATGGGATATAGATTGAGTATTGATGCAATTAGTTGTGATTATTTTGAAGATAAAGATGATCCAAGATTAGATTTTCATACAAAACAATTATATTATGGTACTAAATTATATGGATATGGATTAGATTTAGAGGAGAGTTTAAGTTATAATTTTTTGTTAGCTATTGGAAAATTTGATGATTATGATACTTGTTTTAGATATTCTGCAAGTAATGAAATTGTTTTAAATTATAAACAATTATGTTTCTTTTTAAAATTATATAGTTTAGATTTAGATAATGATAGAAAAGAATATAATGAGAAATATAGTGAGGATTATAAAGATGGGTGGTTTTTAGAAGATAAAGATATTTTAAATATATTTAATAATCCTATAGAGTTTGAAGATAAAAATTTTTTAGTATATTGGTGTTAGGAGAATAATATGAGTGATAATAATGATTTGGATTCTGCAATTGTTGAAATACAACGATATTTGAATTATAAAAGAGGAAATTATACAGGTTTAGAAAATGCTATAGAGAAGTTAATATATGAATATAAATTGTTAGATAAAAAATATAATTTATTAAACGATAGAATAATTGATGAAATTATTAATGGGAGATTTTCAATATGAATGAAGAAGAAAAGGAAGTTATCAAAAATATAAAATTAGAATTAGAAATGACTGGAGATATGCCAAGATTAGTATTTAGTCGTAATGATATAGAATGTATGTTGAAATTAATAGAAAAACAGCAAGAAACAATTGAATATATACAAAATCCAACAATATGTGGAAAAAGTTTTGATGAAATAGTAAACATATTGACAGCATTAGATATTGAAAAGCAATATAAAATTGAAGTAACTATGGAAAATTTAAAATCTTTAGTGGGAATATATCAAGCAGAAGTAGAAAAATCTATACAAAATGCACAAATTAAAATTATTGATGATATGTTAGGAAAAGGATGCAAAATTGAATATACATTACCACATTATAATTTTGATGAGGAGAATAAAGATGAGTGAAGAAGAAAAGCAAGCTTATAATTATTTAGAAAAATATATTGAATGGGAAACATTAGGAGAAAGAAATTTAGAAGGAGATATTAAAACAATTTTAAATCTAATTAAAAAACAACAGGAGAAAATAGAAGATTTAAAAGCGATTACAAGAACATATGAAGCTTATAAACTTGGAGAAGGAAATAAAGTTGTGATTGCCAGTAAAGAATGGTTTAATGATGGTTATTTTGCAGAAAATTTTATAAGTAAGGATAAAATAAAAGAAATAATAGAAAATCATAAAAAGTTTTTATCTAATGAGTTTTCAAAGTATAGTGAAGATGATATAGAAAATAGAAAAGCAATTCAATATGCATCTGCAAGATTATCTTTTTTATTAGCAGATATATATAAATTAGGAGAATAAATATGTGTAAATATTGTCAAAAAGGTGGTTGGCATATACCATTAGATAAAAATGGTCATGTGGTTATTTTTGATACACCATATGAAAATATGTTATATATAAATTTATATGGGCATAAGATGAAAATAATTATTAATTATTGTCCTATGTGTCGGTAGAAATTTAAAAGGAGAATAAACAAATGAATATAAAAAAAGTTATTGAAAAATTAGAAGATACTTACAAATTTGAAATTACATGTGATAAGCAAATAGGAAATTATTATAAATTTAAATTTAACTATATAGATTTAATAATATTTGAAATATCTTTTAGATATGATCCAAATATAAATGAAATCCAGAATCTATATATGCTATCAAAAGAGATTGAAAGTGAAATATTAAAATTTTTTTATAAGGAGTAACAAATGAGTAGTCAAACAAATTTTATTGAAAAAATTGCACCAATTGTGCAAGATGTAAACAAATCAAGAGGATATCCATTATTTAGCTCAGTAGTAATTGCTCAGGCTTGTTTAGAGACAGGATATGGAGCAAGTTCACTTATGATGAAAGCCAATGCAATATTCGGAATTAAAGCTGGAATTACATGGAGAGGAAAAGTATATAGTGCTAAAACAAAAGAAGTATATAATAGTAAACCAGTAACAATAACAGATACATTTAGAGCTTATAATAATTTAACAGAATCTGTAAATGATTATTTTAATTTAATATGTAATAATAAAAGATACCAAGTAGCAGTACACTCTAATAACTTTGTTGAGTGTATTCATGCAGTAGCATCTGGTGGATATGCAACAGATCCATCATATGCTAATAAAGTTATACAAATAATAAATACTTTTAATTTAACAAGATTTGATTCAACAGGGAGTTTAAAAGAAGATGCAGAAAATCAAACATTTTCTTATTCTATTGGAAAAACTTATACAACTATGGTAAATTTAAATGTTAGATATCATGCAGGATTACAATATGGCATTAAGAAATATAGTGAGCTTACACCAGATGGAAAAAAGCATTGTACTAATAAATTTTATGCAACTCTTAAAAAAGGTACTAGAGTAACATGTAAAGGAGTTTTAATAAAAGATGGTAATACATGGCTAGAGATACCATCTGGATATATATGTGCTGTATATAATAATAAAATATATGTAAAATAAGGAGTTATATATGAAATTATTTATGATTATTTGTGTTATAATTATATTTGGAGTTTTAATATATTTTGAACATAATGTTAATAAAATTGAGGAAAAATTAGAGAGGATAAAAGAAAATGGCAGAAGTAACAATAAATAATTCTCCAGTGCATAGTGATACAATTATTACTGCTTTATATGGTGAAACTGGTTCTTCATGGAGTGGAATACATACTGGTAGTGATTTTGCTCCTTATGGTAGTACTCCAGCAAGTCCAGATTTATATTCTGTATGTAGTGGAGTAGTTATAAATATTATTGATTATGATCCAGTTATAGATCAAGCATTAGGAAATCAAGTGGTAATTCAAGATAGCAGTACTGGATATTATTGGAGATATTGTCATATGGCCAGTCCATCACCTTTAGCAATAGGACAGATAGTAGATACTAATACTAAAGTAGGAGTAATGGGACAGACTGGTAATGCTTTTGGAATACATTTACATCTTGAGTATAGTAGTGTAAGTTATTGGGATACTACTAGAACTAAATTCTTTAATCCTTTGACAGAGTTAGGAATACCAAATCAAAGAGGTACAATTGTCCATTTTAATGGTACTACTCCACCAGAGCCACCAGAACCTGAACCAACAGAGTCAAAAAAGAAAAAAGGATTTAATTGGCCAACATTTACTAGAATAATAAGAAATAGGAGGAATTTGACAAACAGAATTTAATCATATATAATCATTATGAGCTTGTTCATGTTTGAGTCTTTTGATAGTACTGTGATGAAAATTCAATGATTTTCCATATCCCTCCAATAAGTTCAATGTGTTTTGGATGTTTTTGCATTGAGCTTACTGGAGGGATATATTATATATACCTCTAGCCTTTTTTTCCAATATGACCAGATAGCACGTGTATACGTGCTATTTTTTTATTTTTGTAATATTTGACATAATGACAAAAAAATATTATAATCAAAATATAAATAAGATTGGAGGATAAACCTATGCAAGATCTTATCAACTTAATCACAAACAATGGCATTGGAATTGTATGTGTTGCTTATCTTATTTATTTCCAATCAACTACAATGAATAAAATGTTATCTACTCTTGAGAGCATGGATAATAGGCTACTTTTGATTGAAAATAAAATTGAAAAAGGAGGAAACCAATGAAATTATCAAAAGAAGAACTAAAAAACAAGCTTGCTGAAGCAATTAATGATGACAATCTTACTATTAGTTTACTTGAAGACATTGAAGATTCATGGCAAGATTCATCAAATGATACTGAAAAAGATGAACAAATCCAGAAATTAACTGGAGAGCTTGAGGATTTAAAACAAAAGTATAAAGAAAGATTTTTAACTAAAGATCCTACTATAGAAAATACTATTGTACAAAATCCAACAAATACTATTTTAAATGAAGTTGAAAAACCAAAAGAGCCTAGAAAGTTTGAGGATTTATTCAACGAGAAAGGAGAATTAAAATAATGGATTTAACAGGAGTTTTAAACACAATTAGAGACAATGCTAGCGATATCTATAGAGAGAGAATACCAGAAGCTACTAGAACAAATATTGAAGATATCCAAGCTGGAATGACTGATCCAAATAATGCAGTTGTTACAAATGAATTTATTACTACACTTTTGAACATGATTATCAAACAAGTAATCATAACAAAATTCTTTTCTGATCCACTAAAATCACTTAAGAAAGGTACAAAACCATTAGGAGATACAATTGAAGAGGTTTATGCTAACTTTGTACAAGCTAAAGGATATGATCCAACAGGAGCAGATTTACTTACTAGAGAGTTGCCAGATGTTAAGGCAGTATATCATAGAATGAATCGTAAAGATAAATATAAGATTACAGTATCACCAGAAATGATACAAAAAGCATTTAGCTCATATGAGAGATTAGCATCATTTATCCAATCTATAATTAATACTTTGTATAATTCAAGTGAATTAGATGAGTTTGTTTTAATGAAACAATTAATAAAACAAGCATGTGATAACAATGCAATGAAAGTTGTTACAGTTGTAGATCCTACTGCAAGTGAAGCAAATGCAAAAGCATTTATTAAGGCAGTTAAGATAGTATCTGGAGATATGGTATTTGCTAACTCTAACAATAATGCTTATTTGACAAGTCAATCTGTAGATAATAAACCAATAATTACAAATACACCAAAGGCTGAACAAGTATTAATAATTGATAATGCTACTGATGTATCTGTAGCAATAGATGTATTAGCATCTGTATTTAATATGAGTGTTGCTGAATTTAATGACACTAGAAAAATAGTAATAGATGCTTTTCCTGATCCATCAATTAGAGCTTGTCTAGTAGATGAGATGTTTTTCCAAGTATATGATGATTTAGTATTGTTTAAAGAATTTGAAAATGCAGAAGGATTATATAGAAATTATTACTTACATGTATGGCAAACTTTAGCATACTCAAATCTAGTAAATGCAGTTGCATTTAAAGTAGCAAGTGATGAGGATAGTGATGGTACTGTAGAAGAATTTACAGTTACATATACATTAAAAACAGGAGTAAAATCAAGCAACAAAGCTAAAAAAGTAATTGAGGGTACTTCTTACTCTACTAACTTAACTGGAGTTGCTGCTGGAGATACAGTTGCAGTTACAATGGGAGGCACTGCAGTTACATCTGCTGCATATAATTCAACAACTAAAACAGTTAATATTGCTAAAGTTACAGGAGCAATTGTTATTACTGTATCTTAATTTAATAAATTTTTCCAAAGGGATATGGGATTATAATCCCAATCCCTTTTATTTTTAAGAAAAGGAGGAAAAGCATGAAAATAGAATTAATAAATGCTCAACTATCTAATAATGGTACTTTTAATATGTATTTAAGGCAAATGATAACACTTGCTGAAAATGTTTTTGAGTTTAAAGATATGCCAGAATATATTGATATACCATATTTAAATAGTATATTACTAGAACAAGGTTCAATAGCATTTTTTAAAGATGATGTTATGGGATTGATAGCTCTTCCATATACATGTGTTGGTGAATTAGATGTATATAATAGACCTTTAATTATAAAGGCTCTGGGAAATAATGGTTATTGGAAATATTTAAAACCAAATGAGTATGTTATTATGTATGATAATAATGGCCGATATTCTATTGTAGGAGATATTATCCAATATGCATCTCGCATAGCATTAGATACTAGAACGATTGATTGCAACATAGCTCAGCAAAAAAATATGAGACTGTGGCAAGTACCACATGGCCAAGAAAAAACAATTAAAGATCTAGTAAATAATGTTGATGGATTTGAAAGTACAATTATTACATATGATAATATGAGTATAGATAATATTCATGTAGATTTAATAGCTCCACCATATGTAGTAGATAAATTAGATATCCATAAAGAAAAAGATTGGAATGAATTTTTAAGATTAATTGGTATATCTAACATGAATTTCCAGAAAAAAGAACGCAATATTAAAGATGAGGTATTAGCAAGCCAAGGAGGTACAATTGCTAGTAGATTTTCAAGATTTGAACCTAGAGACAAAGCTATAAAAATGATTAATCAAAAATTTGGTACTAATATAAAAGTACAATTTTATGATGGACTTTTAACAAGTTTAGATAATGGAGGTGATTTAGATGATATTACCAATGTGGCTACCACCGATACCAGCATGGAACACTAAACCTATCACATTATATTCTTACATGGATTCTATAGTAAATTATGGAAAAGCTGAAAATGAACGTAAAAAAACTACTGAATTAGCTCAGTATTCAAGATCTACTATATTTGATTTCAATTATCCATTATCTACAAATGTAAATAGAGAAGATTTTGAAAAACAAATTTTAAATCATTTTATTATGAGGAGATTAGGATTTGATACTCCTACAGCATTTGAAATAGCACTTGAAAATAAACTAAATGAAATAATGCCTAAGTATAATAAGATGTTTGATATGATGAATAACTGGAATGTTTTTACAGATGGAGAAAGTATAACACGTGAGCAAGAGACAACCAGCGAACTTACAAATGAATCTAACACCTCTTCAAGTGGTACAAGTGATAGAAGATATAGTGAGACACCTCAAAGCGAACTATCAAATGTAAGAGATGGAAAATATATAACAGATTATAACTATGATACAGATACTAGAACAGGAGAAGATTCAAGCGAATCTAATGGAGCTGGAACATTAAATGAAACAATAAATAGAACTATTTCTAATAAAGTAGATTCTTATTTAAAATTTGAAAAAATAGATAATATAATGCCTCAAATCTATAAAGATTTAGATGTATTATTCTATGGATTATTATAAGGAGGTATAAAATGAGTGATAATAATGAAAAGGAATTAATATATATTTCACCTTTTAAATATCAAGTGTTACAATCTTTTCCATTCATTGCAGAAGATTTTGACCAGATTACACAATATGGATTATACTGTAAATTAGCTGATAAAATGAATGAAGTAATTGCAAATAATAATAATTTAAATGATGACATGATTCTATATATAAATAAATTCAATAGTTTAAAATCTTATGTTGATAATTATTTTAATAATTTAGATGTTGATGACCAAATTAATGACAAATTAGATGAAATGGCTCAAAGTGGTGTATTGCAGGAATTACTAAATAACCAATATAATGAACTTACTGCAAGTGTAAATAGTCAAATTAATTCAATTGAATCTATGGTACAATCTGTTGCAAGTGGTTCACCTCTTGTTGCAAGCTCAACAAGTGAGATGAGTGATACATCAAGAACATATGTTAATACAACCGATGGAAAATGGTATTATTATGATGGAGATAGTTGGGAAATTGGAGGAGATTATCAAGCTACTGAAATTCCAAATGGAGCAATTGATATATTAAAACTAGATAATAAATTACAACAAAATTTTATTACTAAATATGCTACAGAAATAGATAGAGGAGATGCATATACTGGTTTTTATAATATTAATGGAGCTTTAAGTGAGGATTCAAATTATAAAAATTACCATATTCCACTAACATTGGGTAAAAATTACGCAATTCAATATTACAATACGAGTGCTTTAGCGGGTCTAGTCATTAAAGATAATTCAAACAATATTATATTTAAATCAAGTGATACAAATATTGGTTCAACTTATGATTTTAATTGTTTATATTTTAAAGCAAATCAAAATAATTTGACTGCTTATATTTCTATGCAAAAAAATGTTACTTATGACCCTTCTTTTTTTACAACAATTTTAAATAGATGTTATGAATTAGATAATATTTCAAATGCATTATATTATAGCGATGATGTTACACTAATTAAAACAATTGAGGGAGCTTATGTGAGTGGTACATCTACAGAAACATGGGGGCAGAGAATTGGCACAAATCCAAATGTTAATATAAATGTATATGCACTTGAAAAAGGAAAATCATATAAAATTAGTGCTTATAACTGGTCTCAGGCATCTGGTATTACAATAGTTGGTTTTGATAATGAATTAATTTATAAATCAAGTAGTGCAAATATTTCAAATAATCATGTACAAGTTACAAAAGAATATACTGCAACAAAAAATGGTTACATATTAATAACACAATGGATTACTTCAAATGATTATCCATCATCAATTCTTGTTACAAACAAAGCAATTGAAACTCCAAATAAAATAGCTAATAAAAAATTAGGAGTTGATGGTGATTCAATAGCACATGGTAATGAAAATAGTAATGTTTCATTTGCTAATTTAATTGCTGAAAATAATTCTATGATTTTACAGAAATTAGCATACGGTGGAGCAACAATAACATATGGTACACAAAATGAAGGAGTAAATAGACATTGGATTTGTACATCTGTTTTGAATCTTGATAATGATTGTGATTTAGTTCTAGTAGAAGGAGGTTTTAATGATTATGGATTAAATATTCCACTAGGTACAATAACAGATTCAATGACATCTAGCATTGATAATACAACATTCTATGGAGCATTAGAGACTCTTGCTAGAAATCTTTTATCTAAATTTGCAACATCAAAAGTAGCATTTGTTACTACACATAAAATAAATTCTGCATATAGAACAGCAAATTCAATTGGAAAAACATATACAGATTATATAAATGCTATAAAAGAAGTTATGGAAAAATATTCAATTCCTGTAATAGATCTATATAATAATTCTAAATTTAATACAGAACTTACATCATACAAATCATATACATGTAATAGTGATGGAGTACACCCTACTACATCTGGATATAATACATTCTATAATCAATTAATAGTAAATAGTTTAAATAATTTATTATAAACAATAAAAATAAGATGCAGATCAATTAAGATTTGCATCTTATTTTTTATTTCTACTATGATGTAATTGTATTTGATAAAGTAAAGTTTCCAATATTTGCATGATTATGCCAAATTGTTACACCTTTTCTACATGCATTATTAATATTATTTAAATCTCTTTCTGGTATATCTCCAAATCCAATTGACTCTGTTGAACCAATTTGAATATAATTCCAGTTTTGTCTACCTGTAATATTTGGAGTTTTAACTCTTAAAGTTTTATAACCATATCTTGAAAAGTAATCATCAATTTGTCTTAGATGCTGTAATTTTATTCTATATTGTATCAATGTAAAGTGATTATTATGATTTCCAAAGTTTACATCACCTGTGGCTTTACCTCCAGTAATTTCTGGAAGTAGTTGAGCCTTTTTATATCCTCCATAAAATGTTGCTATTTCACTTGCAGCAGATACTATTAATCCTGCTACTAAATTACCTCCAGATACAACATCTGCAGCAACTGATAATGCAGAATTACTTGAATTTACTGACTGCTCAGTCAACCAGTTAGTGTAAGAATCTGCACTCCATGAACATGTTGGAAATTTAGCAAGTGTTAAACTATCTTCAAAGTCAAAATGTCTACCTTTATATCTAATTGGTACAATTCTACCACTCATTCCAATTGATAAACTCATTTGAATTTGTAATATTTTATCACCGTGGTGTAAAGTTTTCTACATCATCAAACTCCTCTAATTTATAGATATTTTGATTCCCTATATTATTTGATACCATTAAGTAATTATATGGGAAACAATAACATTTATTATTTTTAACTGTATAGTCTCCATATGAATAATTAGGAGTATATTCAACATTATGAATAAATATATTACTCCTATTTGGAGACATATAAGAAACTTGTTTATAATATATATCTGTTGCAACAAAATGAGGTGGAAATGGAAGAAACTCTAGCTGTTCACATACTATATGTTTATTCAATAAATCTGTTTGATTTGTAAAAATACATTGTGGAATTATAAAAATATCGTGAACATCTTCTATGTGGCCTTGCTTATTTGTTAAAAATAAAAAGTTTTCTAAATTTCCAAGCCCTGTATCATTAAAATCAAATAAACAAAGAAGTGAGCCAAAAGTATTATTATTATACATAGACACGCCATTATATCCTGCACCATCTTTATATCCTATATTTTTAGGAGTGTTTGGATCACCAGTTACATGATTATCTTTATCACTATGTATAGATGGATCCCAGTTAGTAGAAACACAAATATATAACTCATCATCAATAAAATTTGTATTTTCTATATTTACTTGTTCTACTTCTGGAACTGCTAATCCTTCATCAATTGTGTTAGCTCCAATCGTATCATCATTAGTATGTTCTCTTATTACATAGCAACCACCATCTGTATTTAAATTCCAGAAAAAAGTTGACCATGAATCCACTGTATATCTAATTTCAACTGTTGCATTATTTATATATCTAATCTCATCAATCCATGCAAAAAACCATCTATTAGAATAATTCTTATTCTGAAATGCAATATAATTAGATTCTAAGCAAGTACTATATTGAAATCCTACAGAGATTGCTCCATCTTTAATAAATGAATAATTATTTGCATGTGCAGTCTGTTTACTTTGTACATATGCTAGTGTCTCCTGTGGAGTATAAGATAAAACATTATTATAATCTCTATCTAGTCTTATTCCTTTAGCTAAATAGATTTCACTTTGAATAGCCATATGCTACCTCCTTATACTAAAATCAATTAATTGTTTGAAATCTGTACCAGTTAGATCATCACTATAAAATATATTAGATTCTCTAAATGTTGATAGAACTTCTTTGAGTCTTTCATTTTTAATTGTTAAGTTATAAATATCTCTTTGCCACCATGGAGATGTAGATATCTTATCACTTATTACTATTGTATTTGGCTTAATATCCGTATACTTAGGATATATAAACCATGCTATATTAGATCTATTTTCTTTATCTATAAGCAATTCACACAAAAATCTAAAATCTTGATATTGAAATACAAATCTATATTTAATTATATATTCATTTTTACTTTTTGGCAAATGTGGTTGAGGAAAACTCTGCCAAGCTCCACTATCAATCATTTTAGAGCTTGAGCCTATTGTCATAGTTCTACCACCAGAGCTCCTGCAGTATTCAATTGCAAGTTTTACTGTTGAGCCATCTTCTGTAGGTATTTCAATTACATTGATATCACCTTGCTTTTGTCTTCTTACTACTTTTTGTAAATCCCAATCTCTAAGATATGGATTTACTCTGGTGATAGTATTTCCTACAAGCCAAAGCCTTACTACACCTCTTTTTCTATCTATTGTAGAATATAAGGCCATGAGCTTTTGAGATTCATGAGCTAGATATACTCCACGCTCCATAAATTCCTCAAAGATAATATCCTCAACATCTAAATAACTTGCACCACTTTCATGTTGCTCAGTTGATAAGCTCATAGCATAACCAATTTTATCACCTTTTTTAACTTTTCCATTATCATCTAAATAAGCTAAAAATATTTCTTTTCTATAACAGGTAACAAAAGTGTATTTATTATTTGTAAGTCCAGCAATATCAACATCACTAAAATATTTTTCAATCCATTGAGGCTTAATATCATCAAGCCATCTTCTTAATAAAATAAATCTTTTCTTAGTTTTTAAATATTTTAATACTCCCTTTTTGTGTTTAACTTGCCAAGATTTTCCATTTGACTTCTCACCATATATTAAATTATATGTTGCACCAATTTTATCTATTGGATCTAGATTATAATGTATTTGCTTACTCATAATTAATATCCTCATTATCTTTATTATATTCATCTAATATGCTATAGAATTTTTTAATTAATGCTAAAGCTACTTTTAACTCATTCTTTTTTCCAGCTTTTTTATTATATAAATTACCACTATTTACTTTAAGTTCTTTACATGTACTACTAATAGTAATTTTAGAAAAAGCTTTTATAAATTCTAAATCACTCATATTTCCTCCTTATTCTTTATATAATGCTCGTTCACTTGATTTCTCTTCAATTAATTCTACATAATCTAATGCTTTTCCTAGTTCATATGTTGTTGGTACTAAACAACAGCCACTTTTATCTGTAACATATGCTTCTTTTCCTAAATAATCTTTAACATACATTGGTTCTTGATTTTCACAATATGATAATAGAAGTTTTCCAGTATCTTCATATTTAAATATAAATTCATCTTTAAACATTGATAAATCTTTTAATCCCTTAGCTCCGTTCTTTAGGAACTCCAGCAACTGTTATATGTATATCTTCATTCATATCTTTATATGCATATTTTTTAGCACCGTTGTGTTACAAATTCTTTATAAGTATGTTCTTTATTATCTGTAGTAGTTTCATACTCAAATAATCCAAGTAGATGCTTTTTTCCTTTTATATCCTCTGGCTCAAATCTATTCATTGGAATATCTAATGTTTTTGATACATGTTCAATTCTTTTTCTAACTTTATCATTATAATTTTCAATTGCTTTTTTATCATATCCTTGAACTAACTTCATAGAATCCGTATCTGCATATGCACAATAATAATCTTGTTTTATTATGTTAGAAATTAAATTATAACGGCTTATAGAAGTACACCAGCACCCCCAAGCAAATGATAAAAAAGATGCTTTTTCCTCTTTTTCTAATTTTTCAATTATTTCCTTATTAGTAATATGATCTTCACTCCAGCCAGTATCATTATCATAAATAACCTCATCTCTAATCATATTAGTAACACACATTCCATATATAGAATTAAATTTGGCCTTTTCTAAATTATACTCTATTTCTTTACCCTCAACATTTTTTAAAGTTGTTTTAAGTTCATATTTATCTAAAATAAAATTAATAAGTTGCATAGGTAAATATCTATATAATGCTGAATAACTCTCTAAAATTTCATAATCAAAATCATAAGTCATTTTAAATAATCTAAAATCTACATCTGTAATTGTTATAATTAAATATTTAGCTGATATTACTCTACCATTATCTGCTCTACAGCCAGAAATCTCTTCACATTTTGATTTAGATATAAAATTATTATAATATTTGGATTCAACACCAATCATTTTAATTCTTATTAAATAAGCAAAATTAGAATACATATCCTCATATCTTTTTAGATTGCATCTTTTAAATTTACTCATTGGAAATTTATGTGATACTAATACATAAGGATATGCAGATGTCTCATCATATGAATCAACATTTTTTAAAATTGTATCTGTATAAAGCCAATTAGCATGAGTATAACCACCAGCAAAAGCCTTAACTAACAAATTATATACATGAGGATCTACATTAATTGCTTTTTTAGTTTTACCTCTATAATTCCAATCAAGTCTAGTTAGATTTTTTAATTCTCTTCTTACTTTTCCTGTAGAAGTCATTGGAATCTTATGAGGATATTCATAGAACTCACACTCTTTTTTAATATATTCATATATTACTAAACAATCTGCCTCACAATATCCAAGTTCTTTTTCTGTAAGTGGAGTGATTGATGTTCTTATTTTAGAATAATCTAAATCTCCTACTTTTTTAGCTATATCTAATCCATATATTTTAGGAAGCTTTTTTAATGCTACATTAGTCATATATAAAGTGCATTTAAATATAATATTAAAATCACTCATAGTACATTGCATAACATGTCTAGATTTTCTAGCAATTACATCTTCAAAATCAAAATATGATTTTAAATATTGAAATTCAAAAGATAAATTGTGTACATGTACAATTTTTTCTTGAGGAGCATAATCATCTAACTTCTTTATAAAAGTTTGAAATTCTCTCCATGTTCTACCAAAATAAACAACATCATCTATAGAAAACATCCAAATATACATAAAAGAATAAAAGGAGCAATCGTGCTGCTCCTTTTCATTAAAATCTTTGTAATTAATTGCTGGATATATTTTTCCATCTAATATTACAATGGAGCTTGTTTCAATATCAAAAGAATAAATTGTACTATCGTGCTTTTTTGTTTTTCCAACTATTTTTTGATCATGCCCATGATATAAGCTCCAATGAATCATCTTTAGTCTCCTATCTTACATATTTATTATATAAATAATAAGCATCTGCAATTAATTCTTTATCATTGCCAATTTCAATCTCTTGTTCTAATATTTTAATCCATTGCTCAAATGTTGCATTAATATCTTTAGCCTCTTGTACTAATGCAAAAAATCTAGATGGATCTATTAGCTCCAAAATTCTAGAATGTCTCTCAGCAGCAATTTCATAAAACTTTTCTACATCACCTCTATCAATCTCTTCTGGTGATAAATCAAAGGCCTTAGCAATTTGCTCAGCCCTATATTTAAATAACTTTTTAGCTCCAGATACTCTGGATTGAATAGATGCATTAAAATCTTTTAGTGCTTTTAACGTTGCTTTCATTTGTTTTTCACTCATTGATTTGTTATATCGAACTCGCCCACCTTTAGTCCATGCATTTACTACTTGAGAATCAAGCCTATATTGTAATCTTTTAACTACTCCAGTCTCAAATCCAAATTCACGTTCAAGCCTTAAAATTCTTTGATTAGCCCTTTTAGCTAATTTTCTTAGTTCATAATATAACTCATCATTTGCCATTTGTTTACTCCTTTATTATAGAAAATCTACATTAGTATAAGTGAATCCATCTTGTGATTTAGCCCTTGAAAACTTAACTGCTAATCCATCTTGTCTTACTTCTTCAAAATCTGTTTCTTCTAATGTTTTAACAAAGTTAGTAAGAACTGAACCTCCAAAATAATAATGATTAGCATCTTGCTTGATAATAAATACTGCATACTCATCTTTTCTTGATTTAATGATATCAATATCTGTTATTGTAACTTCTTTGTCTATTAAATCTGCCATTTTTCCTGCCTCTCTACCATTCATAAAATCAATTGTTTTTCCTTTAAATGCTTTTTTCTTATCTGCTAAACTCATAATATTCTCCTTTTTACTTATTCATGTTATTATAGAATAAATAATCTTGCGTTCGGTCGCAACCCTATTTGAGTATAGTATAATCTACTTTGCATTATTAGTCAATACTTTTTTTAATTTGTTATACAATTGTTATATTTGACATTTTGTCAAT